GGTTTGTTCCATCATTGAACTTTACAAACAAATCGCAACTCAACACCCTGTGCAAGTTTGAAATGTTATGTGCTACGTATTTGTCTTTAGTAAATCCACGTACAGATACTACCTTGCAATATATTTTCTTACCGTCAAGCCAGTACTCCCCTGTCCACTGCTCATCAGTAGAATACTTAAAATATACATCTTTTTGTTTTACATAAACTTTTCCTAGAATATCGTTTTTCAATTTTAAAAAGTTCATTCATTTCAATATTTACTATTTATACATCAACGTAATAAACCGTAGCAGAAACAGAAGCATTATTAATACCCCCAAACCCATATATATTACTTCCTAAATGCATATATTGTAAGAATACAACATAGTACTCGCCATCAATGATCCATGGAATAGTTGGATATGAGCAATCGATAGAAATAATTTTCGAACTTGTAGATTTCAATCCAGTTTTTAATGTTGCTCCTGAACCACTGTTTCCTGAAATTTGTATAGATTTCAATTCTATACTTTTTCCGTTTGCATTAACTACATCTTTTGCTCGTATTTTGTTTCCCCATAATTTAACATAGTTCATATACATGCTAAATTAATTAGTCTGTTGTTTTGGTATATCTCAATGTAATATATCCATAAAAACCACTCCACCCACTACTAGTTTGAGCATATAAAACACTGTTTCCAATTCGTATCAAACTTATATACTCACTGTTTTCCTTTGAATTAAATGCCCATTTATGATTACCCGCTATCCAAAACGAATGATTAAAATCAATAGCACTAAAATCACCAATATTTTGAATATTATGAGGGATAGTGATTGTTCCTGAATCACCTGAAGTACCTATTTTTTGATATATAGTTTTAGTATAGATTTTCTTACCGTCAAGCCAGTATTCGCCAGTCCATTGTTCGTTGGCAGAATATTTAAAATACACATCTTTTTTCTTGATATATATTTTCCCTAAAATGCTATTTTTTAATTTTAGAAAATACATATCAACCACCACCAAAACAACGTGTGCGACTAATTAAATTAGGCACACCTTCTTTCTTTGAGGAAATGCAATATCTAATAGTAAATATCGCACCCCCCCCCGAAGATTTTAACAAATTCTTGCATAAGCTATTTCCTCCTTAATCATCATCATAATTTTCAGTCAATCCAAACATAAACAACTGTTCTCCATTTTCGTTACAAAATCCATACCCTATATTGATGTAGCCCTCATATTTAGCTACTGTTCCCAATCCTATAGCATCTTTATTCTTCGATATATTAAAAGGTATTTTAGCACCTGTGATTGTGGCTGTTATACTTGCACTGTTTCCAACGGAATCTGTTACAGTGCACACTACATCATAAGAATCGTTTAATGAATAGCCACTAAAAACATAACTTCCACCACTTTGAAAACTCGTGCTTTTAGAAGTGTCATTTATTTTAATAGCTTTACTTGCTATTGAATTGCCAGTTATTGCTGAATACGTAAATACTGGTTTGACACAAATATAAGTGCCACTGGATACATCTTTTGTACCGCTTGAATTACTTCTAAATGCCTCCATAGAAATAGTTGGATAGGAATATCCAGTAACATTAATTGTTTTTATTGTAGAAGCTGTAAATCCTCTACTGTCAGTAACTGTGACTGTATATTTTAAACTTCCACTATCCCTGATATTTGAAGTTTGACACGTATTTTTACTTCCTGCATAGCTAAAGTTATTGCCACTAACAGCATAATTAGTAATGGTTGCACCATACTTAGCTGTTGCTGAAATAGTAAATTTAATATTGGATCTATTTTGTAAACATAGACTTCCAAAGGGATCAATAATACTTGTTACAACACTATTTATAGTTGGTTCAGCATTTGTCATCTGATATGTTCTATCGTGATAACTTGCCCAGGAACAGTTATTTGAATATAGTCCTATACGAATAGTGCATGTTTTGCCCTTGCATGCTTCTCTTAACTGTTTTCTTTCATCATTAGTAAGTTCCCATGTAAACGTACCACTCGTACCACTTAATGTCCTTTTAGCGTAATGTTCTCCATTAGGATTTGGTTCCAACCAACATTCCATATTGAAGTTACCTGGATTACTGTATTTGAACCAAGGATTATCAGTATCTTTGAAGGCTGTTGGTGAATCGGTTATATTGGCTTGTCGAGGAATAGTGGTTAATGTATGAGTGTAACCTTGTTCACTTGAACTGAATCTATCATGACTAATCCAACCACTTACACCGATTGACTTTGAACCATCACTATTATGTCCTACAGTTACATCCCAAGTTCCTAATCGAATTGCACTGGAAGTAATTTTTTGGCCAGTACCTATTCCAACACTATATACTGTTCCATTTATACGAGCATATACTGTACCATTACCATATGTTGTATATCCTGTGTTTGTTCTCCAAACGTCGATCCAAACACGAACAACTGATGTATTAGAATTGATGTCATATGACAATTCCTGCGAATTGACACTATAGTTTATATATTTATTAGTGGTTCCAAATGTTGCCATATTTACCTCCTTACAAAATCAATAAACCTAATTCTTCATCATATATAATTTGAAAAGTACCTAGATTGATTTGTTTCATTACAACTGCTTGAGAAATGTTTAATTGCTGATTTGAAAGATAAGCAATTCTTTTATCATTTTCGTAAAAGCCAAGTTCCGTATTGGACAGTCTTACATCAAATGGACTATTACTAGATCCTAATTTTAATACTCCACTTTCAAATTTTGCCCATTGAGAAATTTCTTCTTTAGTAGCAACTCCTGTTAGCTTATCAGTAATAGAGTTAACGTTATTCGTAACCAACTGAATTGAACTTGCATTTTGAATAATTTGAGAACTAAGGCTATTGATAGATGTCGCATTATTAGTAGTTGTTGTTTGCAGCTCTTCTACCAATGATGTTAATGAGTTTTTGAGTTGAGTTATTGCTGAATTATATTCAACAGATATTTCTTGTCTCATATTGTTCATATCGTCAGCATAGTCATTAACAATTTCCCAAGTACCACTTGAACTGTCATATCTCTTTAAAGTTTGGGTGGTTGTATCAAACCATAACTTTGTAGTATCACTAGGTGCAGTTGCACTTCTAATACTTGCATCTTCTCCATCATCAATTCTAATCAAAGTCAGAATTGCACTAGATTTAACTGCCATATATTATCCCTCTAATTGTGCAGTATATGTTGCTTTGTTTGTTACATCCCCTGCACTAACCGTGAATGTTTGACCAGTTCCAACGGCAGTTGCACCAGCATCTTTGTACCATTTAATAGTTCCTAATGCTGTAATAGCAGCGCTAGTTAATTCTGTAGCACCTTTATACACATGAGCCGTTAAAGTTGTGGCGATTGCAGTATTCTTAAATACATTTCCATTAGAAGATGTAATGTTCATATAAATGGCATCATTACCTTTAGCACCTGTTTCCCCTTTATCTCCTTTATCACCTTTAGCACCATTGCTTCCATTTTTAGATACAGTATAGCTAACAGCTGTTTTACTGTCGCTGTAAGTCACTGTTACTCTTGTCCAAATATATTGCCCAGCAGTTGCTGTTGGTGGAGTTGTAGACCATCCACTTGTAGGTGTAGTAGTTCCACTTGTTGATTGAACGTATTCAGTAACTGTTTTAGATACTGTAGGTGATGAACCATTAGCGCCTTGTCTAGCGACTGAATAAGATACCGTGGAAGTACCATCACTATAAGTTACTGTTGTTTTTGTCCATAAGTAGTTTCCTGCGCTAACTGATGGAATAGTATCTTGCCATCCACTAGTTGGTGTTGTTGTTCCACTTGACGAACCGACATATTGAATTGATTTAGAAGAAATCTTAACACTTGTTCCTTGAATTCCTTGATTTCCTTTAAAAGCAATAGAATAAGAAAATACTTTGTTAATGGTAACTTCGTTTACCGTTCCTTCATTGATGATTACAGGAATAGTGAAACTTCCAGTTTTTGTTAAAGCACTGGTTGCAGTGATTGTGATAGTAGGCATTGGAGTCTTTCCGTCACTAACTGCACTGATACCAGTAGGACAAGAAATAGTTCCAATTTTTACTGATGCAGTCTCAGTACCTTGTAACGCCATTACTTGTGTGGCTGTTTGTTGTGTCCCATCGACACTAGTAGTAGTTCCTAAAAATGTATAGTTATCATTAGTTAGTACGACTGTATAACCATCGGTCATGTCTAATAAATCTACTTGATTACTAGCTTTAATAGTTGCCATGTTTTTAATCCTCCGTTATTAATTCACAGTTAAATACTGCTTTTTTATTTATATCTTGTGGACTTATTGTGAATATAAAGCCCTTATCATTCATTCTAGGGTCATCAAGTGGTACTGGCGAAAACTCTTTTTCTCCAAATTTCTTTACATGCCATTGAAGATATGCATTTTTTCCAAATCTTTTTTCCAGCTGTTCAGCACTTTCAATTCTTTCAGCACCGACATAAATATGGACTGTCAATATAGTTGCAATATCACTATTTTTGAATGTATTTCCATTTGAAGATTCAATATATAGAGTTATTGCATCATCACCATAAGTTCCCATTATAAGTGGTTCACTTGTTTTTGATGAACCATCAGTATAATTTGTAACTGAATATGTCCATAGATATTTATTATTTGCATTGATAGTTTGAATAGATGTTGTCCATCCCTCACTGTCTACTCTTATATCTTTACTTTTACTTGATGCTAAATAATAGGTTGTAATATTTTGAATTCCTACTCCTTGTTCAGCTAATGAAAAACTTACATATAATCTAATCGAAGTACCTTTATATGCAACATCACAAACGTATGTTACATTAGGAAATTTGTTTGTCATAATATTTTTATTAACTGATAAAATACCATCTTTTACGATCTCATAACTACTGTCTATGTCGACTTCCTTACTATTGATTATTTTTTTATAACCAATCGTACAATTACTTAATTCTATAATTACATTGCCGTCCATAATACAAGGTGTAATGATTGCTGGTGTAATGGTCCAATCAGGAATGTAAGTTCCATTATCATTTAATTTTTGAGTTAATGTAGTATTAGTAACGTCTAAAAAACTATTTCCTAAATGAACTGCATCACTTTCATCAACTATTGTTGTGTATCCTGTATCAAATTGAATATTGTCCAATGTTAATACGCACTTAACATTAACTGACATATTAATATCATCAGGAGTTAATATGATAAATTTACCTGTTTTGTATTTTTTATCATTTAAATACCATTGAAAGCTTAGATCATTATAATTTTCAGTAACATCTTCATTAGAATTCATAACATGACATGCAATTTTAATACTTTGATTATAACTATTAAGTATAGTTGCACTAGGTACAAGATTAACAGTAATCAATGAAACATCCAAATCATCTATTTTGGATTCTATTTCATTAATCTTTGTTTTGATTTCTTCATTTGATAATGATAACTCACCCATTTTTGTATTTAGATCTTCTTGCTCTTTAGCAACAATATCTAATTTTAATTTTTCTTGGTCCTGAGATATCTGTAATTTTCTAATTCTTGTTGAATTGGTAATTTTCTTAATAACACGTTCTTCGTTTTTTGTTGGAGTATTTCCATCAACTTCACTTATAGAAAATTCTCCACCTTTATATGTGATAGACAAATCAGTAACCATAAAATTGAATTCATCATTATAATTTACTAAACATCCTGGTAACAAGTTATCTATTGAAATCATTGATATACTTTTTGTTGAATAAAATGTTAATCCATTTAATTGATCATATAGTTTATCAATCAAATTTTGTTCATCTGTTAAGTATAAATTATTAGAATCTAGAAATATGGTATTACCCTCTGTATCCCCTTTTTCTAAAGGGTTTAAGCCATTTTCATAGTAAATTCTAGACACGCAGTACAATTCATTTTTTTCATAGTTTGTTAACGTATCAGTTTTAGCAAACGCATCCTTAGTCACTTGAACAAATTCAAGTGAGCCTTTACCGCTTGCAAATACATTTGCTCCGAAAAGCTCAGCAATCCATCCTAAGTAGTTTCTAATAACAATGGTGTTATCGTACCAGGAAACTTCTTTTTCTAAGATATACGCAGGAATATTGGCCCTTATAATAGAAAGACCAGTCAGCGTTTCTATTTCATCTAACTGGTCTTTAACCGTTACTGGATAAGATAATTGAGTTGTATATGGAGCATCCAATTCATAATTGTTATCATATAATTTTAAACTTAATGACTTTGTATATTTTTCGGGTTGGTCGTAAACCTTAAAATATCTTACTTCACAATTTTCATTTTCTTGTACTTCCCAATATTTGGTTATATCCAAATCATCAAGAATACCATCATAGTTATCAAATTTAAGATTTAATTGCATAGTAGGTACATTTCCAATGATATAGCCATTAGCAAAAGAAATTGATGACTTATATTCAGTTAATCTATGTGTTACATCTAAATCTCCATATTTTATAAGCATTTTCTACACCTCAATCAAAGCAAAAGAAAAAGACTGAACTTTTAATCCCGTCTTTGTTCTTATATAATTATATTTTTTATTTCCGGCATACATCTTCTTCGTGCCCCTAATTCCATGATCAGGAATATACAACTCAACATTGAATTCAGTAGGAGTAACAGCATTTAAAATACTCACGACATCAACAAATGTCTTTAAATTCCATGTCAATGTTACTTTTAACATATTGGATCTAATTCTATTTCTCCTTAAAACACCTGTAGCGATAGGTCTTACGCTATCTCCATCCAAATCCTGTATTTCAACACTGATATCAGAAGGTGTAGGTAATAATACACCATTCACCTTTATTTTTGCTTCATCAGCCATTTCCTACACCTCCTTAATAATCAAATGCTGGTTTCCCAGTTTGTACTTCATAATCTTTGATGTTATCAATTACCATTCTAGCTAACGCTTTACCATTTTCTAAAACTAAATTGATAACATACGTTCCTCCATTACCACCGTCTCCTTGAGGTAATCTTTCAGAAATCTTTTGAGCAATTAAATCTAGACCCTTTGTATTTCTTTGCAAAGGAATTACCGCTTCGGTTCCCGCTTCACCGAAGATTGCAGGAGTTGCTTTTGAAACAACTGCACCTTCAGCTAATTTTGGAATTTTTGAAATATTAAATCCTCTTCCACCGACACCTGGAACCCAATTAGGAATTTTAATTTTATTTAATCCACCGATAAAACTGTTGATTCCACTAATGATTGCATTAATAGGCGCTTTAAATATTCCAGCAAAACCACTAACTATATTGCTAAAGATATTCTTAACACCATTCCATGCTCTTGCCCAGTTTCCAGTAAAAACTCCACCAACAAAGTCAATGATACCACTTAACACACCTTTTATTGTGTTCCAGATAGCTGTTACTGTAGAGCAAAATGCATTAAGAGGTACACCTAATAAGCCGAATGCTTTTGTCCAATCATTCGTAAAACCTACTTTTAAGAAATTAGCAAATCCTTCAAAGATTTTTCTAATGCCTTCCCAACAACGTTTTTCGTCACCAGTGAACACACCAACAAAGAAATCAGTTAAGCCTTGGAACATTTCAATAACATTAGGAATTAATTCATTGATTAAATCTCCCCATGATTTGAATGTATCACTGAACGATCCAACGATAAAATCAACTAATGGTGATAACACATTATCCCATACCCAATTAATAGCATCACCTATAGCTTGGATACCTGGTTTCCATGTATTCCATACTTCTAATATTCCTGATAATGCAATTGATAATACGCTTACTAGGAAGTTTGCTAATGGAGCTAGTACATTTTTCCAAAGTGATAAGGCAATCGTAAATACTGCTTCTACTGCTTTGACAAATGTTTTAGCAAGGAACATTGCTATTGGTACAATAATTGTATTGAATAGATCCAATAGAAAATTAAATATTGGTACTAAAATACTCTTATAGAAATTATCTAATATACCTGTTAATTCACTAATAGAATTATTTACTAATTGTCTAAAACTATCACTTGTTTGATATAAATACACAAGTGCAGCTGTGACTGCAGCTACTATTGTTGCAAAAAATGCCGCAGTACCTGCCGTAGTTCCAAATATAGCCTGGAATCCTACAAGTACGCCACTTCCTTTAGTAATGCTACCCACAAAGACTGAAACAGCGGTTGCTAACCATTGAAACGGAGCAATTAGTGCACCAATAGCTGCAGTAATCGCTCCCCAATTCATAATTGTTTCAAATGTCAATAACCCTGCTCCTATCCCAGCAAGAAGTGCTATGATAACAGGACTATTTTCTTTTATCCAATCTTTAATTGAATTCAATTTCTTGAGTACTTTATCTACTGCTTTATCAACACCACTTGTATCGGGTTCTCCAAAAGCGTTATCCCAATCAATAGAGCCAACATCATAGCCTCCGCCACCAGCTCCACCAGCCCCGCTTCCACCTGAACCACCTGAGCCTGATGAATCACTTGCGCTGATTGTGTTGATTTCATCAAAGGATGCTAAAGAACCTAAGGCCTTTGCCGTTTTCTTGGCTTGACCCTCAGTACCTTTCAATGACTTATTTAAACCACCAGTTGAAGCTGTAGCTTTTTTAGCTGAATCACCTGCAGCAGTAAATCCAGCACTTGCTTGTTTAGCTCCACTCTTTTTACCAAATAATTTACCAAAAACTCCTGCGATTACATTTGCTAATGTAATCAACTTTCCAATAATCATATTGATCACTTGAATGACTGGTGTTAATACAGCAATCAATCCATTACCAATAATTCCTAGTAATTGTTTGAACTGTTCTTGTAAGATACGTACTTGATTGGCCCATGTTCCACTTGTTTTAGCAAAGTCCCCTTGAGCCATTGATAATTGATTCAATACAAAATTGTATCTCAAAGTAGTTAATTCAGCTTGTGACATATCGCTTACATTCTTACTGATTCCTTGGCTTAAAGCATATGATTGTAAGTTTGTTTGTGTCATGACGATACCTAAATCTTTTAATGTTTCAGTTTCACCAGTAAATACTGATTTCAATTTAATATCAGCTAATTCTTGAGAAATATTATAGAAAGAAGCAACATCACCTGATAGACCAGCTAATGTTATTGCCATATTACTTGCTTTTTCTTGTCCTAGCCCCATACCTGAAGCCATGGCCATATAAGTTGATGCTGTCTTTTTAGCTGAGAGTTCACTCATACCAAACTGTTGAATTGAATTTTTAGCAAATCGCTCGGCTTTCCATGCCATATCGCCAAATGCTGTATCAACTACGTTTTGTACTTCTGTAATATTTGAAGCAACTTCTATAGCTTCTTTCCCTAATTTGTATAAGCCAAATCCTGCAGCTACTTTAGCAACCATGGATTTAATACCACTTACGGCTTTGCTAATTCTTCCAGTAGAACTTTCAATACTACTTGCTGATGTTTTAGCTTCATTTGTTGCATTTTTCAATGCATTGCTGAACTTACTCGTTTCAGCTGAGATGATAACTTTTAATTCTTCTAATGTCTTTTTAATCATCTCCTTTAAATTTCTTATTGTAACTGTTAGCAAACCTTAATCTTCTTGCTTTAAAGCTTTCAAATTCATCTTGTTCTTTTTGGATATAGTATTCTTTCTTTTCATCTTCAAATAAATCAGGATAGTAATCCCATATTTGTTTGATGTCACTTTCACTTGCTTTTTCTTCACTGAATATAATACTAATTCCTCTTAATAACTGATCAGCAAGATTGTGATTATGGATTGCTATTTGTTTTTGTTTCATTCTTTCTTTTCTTCGGTAGGATTCAATATAATCTCCTATTTCTAGTACCGAAGACTCCCAAAATAAAAATGAACTAATATCACAATCTAAAGCAATTGGATAAAGTTCATTTATTAAATCGGTTAAAAATTCATATTCTACATTAGCTCCTTCGCTTCCACTAGTTTCTTGTCCATTGTGTCCGCTTGAGCTCGTGAGAAAAAACCACTTACTTGATAAATTGGTAAAAATACATCTGTCATGAATGACATTTGTGTTCCACCTTCCTCACAGTATTTATCAAACATTGTAATTACATCATCTTCTTTGATGCCGTGTTGAAACTTTTTCAATGCACCATGAGTAATAAGTAACATTACTTTTAATGGTGGCAATGCACCTTCTTCAGCATTAGAAACAACTGTTAAAAGATTAACTCTTAATTTTGATTCTAAATTAACAATTTCAGAAGTACTTAATTTTAATTTGTATTCTTTTCCATCTACTTTCCAAATAGCATAAGGCTTTCTTTTAGGGGTTTCTTCAACTGTAACTTCAACTTCTTCTAATTCACCACTTAATGCTCCCATTTAATTTCTCCTTTCTATGCAATTTCAGGATCTGTAATTTCAAATGCTGATGACAATGCAATATTTAAATCAAATTCAATAACTCCATTAACTCCACCACCAGTACGTTTAACTGAAACTTGACCTGTGAACTCAGTAGTTGTTCCATCTTTTAATGTTTCTTTAAAAGATAGATTTTCTCCTGATGCTTCATATGCTCTTAATACACGATAAGGGCTGTCTTTTGCTGTGTTATCATATTTGAATTTATAAGTAATATCCCCTGGATCTCCAATACCCATTTCATACATTTTTTGAGTATCATCTAAATCTGTATTTTCAACTTTTTCAGGATCTACACCGATTTCAGGAATTTCTTTTAATCCTTTTAATTTTGTATAAGTAGTTACTGTTTTGCTTTTAAATTCTAATTTAGCACCATTCGCTAACATACATTTTCCTCCTTGACTTTTTAACTTGTATGATAAATAAACTGTTTATCACAGTCTATAATTGCTTCATATCTCATTTGTTTATGTTTTAAACCACTAGGATCAGGAACATCCGAACATGACGTTCTTAAAAAACCTAAACCTGCCATTACTTCATCTACATCACACGCAGTTTGTGATGTGCTTTTATTATCCCAAATATCAATTCTATATCGAATGAACGAGGATTGTTCTTTATCATCAGTAAAGTCAGCTACTTTATTTTCTTCTTCGACATACTGAACCGCAGGCAAGTCGGCCCAGTTTTGAGGATAAGCATCACTTACATTCTTATTTTTTTGAGAAAGTCCTTTATAAACAATGTCTTTAACATTAATCATTTATTACATATCTCCTTTAGCTTTTTTCTAAATAATCTTTCAGTATTTTTTTCTATTGCTTGTTCTTGATCATGAAGTGCAGGATACATAAAAGGTCTAGCCATTTGTCCTCTTGTACCATAGCCTATGACATCACCGTTTTTATAGATGATTTTAAAACCATATCCTTCAGCTTTATCAACTGGCATTGCATCTGCAGGTATCATCCAACCTGTTTGCCTATATTTAGGACTTACTTTAGGTGATATTCCTTGATGATTAGCTTCTCCATTAGGGCCAGTACCAAATTCATAATAAGGTGCATACTTTGAATTAGTGTATACAGTAGAAGAAACCATATCTTCTTTTACTTCGTTTTTAACTCTAACTGAACGAGCTAAAGCACCCGTATCACTTGAAATCAAAAGCTTTGCTTGACTTTGGACAATTACCCCTGCTTGTTTAACTGCTCTCATAGTTACTTCTTGTCCTGCACCTGAATCTAGTTCAGATAATTTTTTTATGAGGTTATTAAAATCTTTATTTGTCATATTTTCTCAATTCCTATAGCTTTAAAACGCTTAAATTTTTGAATGCTGATGACTTTATAGCTGATATCCTCATAATTAATCATGTCATGCTCTTTAATTGCTAGAGAGCCATAATAATGCATATTCAAGATACCATTTACACGCATACCATATAGTTCAACCTGAAGTTTTGAAGATGCTGGCCATATAAGAGCTACATCTTCATTTGCTTCATCACTATAGGCTTCAATAATATTGCCTTCATCATCTTTTACAGCACTGTAAGTTTTAATATGAAACTTCTTGAGACTTCTTTTTTTCATTTTTCAATCTCCTTGCCATAGCTGATAAGCGATAATTGGAAATACCTGAAAGAATTTCATCTTCACTTTGATAATTTTCACTCTCTCCACCCTCGCTGTAAGATGCAAGTCCCTCATTGCCTTGACGATTGTAAAGTGTAATGGCCAATTTCAAAACATAATCATTGAGATCATCGATCAACTCACTTCGATTGGTTTTTGATAATACAGTATTTTGAGATTTTAAAAGAAAAGAAGAAACCAATTCCTCATCAGTCTCTCCTGTTAGCTTTTTAAACTGCTCTTTTAATTTATCCATTTTTCTTTTCTTTGATTACTGCAATCAATTCATCTCTTGTAAGTGAGTCTGTGTTTTCAATTCCTAATTCTGTTGCTAATGCTTTTAATTCATCAACTTTCATTTTAGATAACGGTTTATTTTCAGGAGCGTTATCATTTGCCTTTGAAGATGAAATTTCTTTATAGCCTAAGGCTTTATATTTTGCTAGCTTTTCATCTTCAATAGTTCTTTCAACATTGCCATTGATAATAATTTTCATCGAAAAGACCTCCTATTATGCAGCATCTTTAATATTTAAATAAATTAATGGTAATGTATTGTCTTTTGTCCAAACATCATGGAAACGTCTATAATCCATTGCCCATGCATCAGCTTTTTGGTTTGTATTAGGATCAAAAATACGCATTTTGTCTTGTTTAGAAACTGCAATTGCACCTGGTTTAGGAATAATCATAAAGTTGATATCTTTTGCAGTTGCACCTTTTGCATATCCACCTACTTCTTGACCAGCTGTTTTTCCATCATTCATTTTAATAGAAGTATACATACGATTTTGAGGTGTTTCAATAATTGCACATTTATCAATTGCTGGAACTGTTAAATCAATTCCACCGATTGAAATTGTTGCTGTTTGCATTTTTGTTGATAAGAACATTTCTAGTTCTAACATAACATCTCCAGTTGCATGAATGATTAAATCGCCATTATATCCTGCATCTCTGATTTTTTTAATACCAGTTTTCATTTTTCTTAAAATAGTTGATTCTGCAGGAGTATATCCATATTCAATCATTCCTGTTTTGCTTGCAGCGATAACATCTGTTGCAATTTTTGATAAACGATATGCATCGATTTCAGGAACGACATGAACTCTTTGGAATTCTCCCATAACAGTTGAAGCAGTTGCGACAAAATTAGTTTCATCAACATCTACTGCATCTAATGAAAACTTACGTCCACGATCTTGTGTCATTTTTCTTGTTTCATATTCTAATGTTACAGAGCCTTGTGTATATCCATTATCTCTGTCATAATCTCCTAATCCTTGTAAAGACATTTTAGGAATTTTAATTTCAGCACCACCATTATAGATTACATCTCCTGCATTTGCTTCCATCCATCCCGTTAATGCTTCATGCATAGCTACTTTATCTAATGTTTCTTGAAATAACGTAGCTGTTGCTAATGTATTAATTGCCATATTTTATTACCTCCTATTTTCCCATCATTTTTTGATAAACTAATTCTTCATCAGTTAATTTAACATCTTTAGCTTTTTTCATAGGTTCTCTACCTTTTATTTTTTCTTCAACTGCTTTTTCTACTGCACTTTGAAAAGCTTTTTCTACTGTTTCAATACTTTTTTTACAAGAATCAGCATCAGTTAAAATAAGGATCTCAGCAAGTTCAGTTGGAATTCCTTTATCGGCTAATTGAACTTTTGCTTGTGCAGTCAATTCTCTACGGGTAATTGCTGCTTCTCTATCATCCAAATCCTTGATTCTTTTTTCTTCCTGATACTTTTTCTTTTCTTTTTCGCTCATTGTTTCTAATTTTTGAGCTTCAGTTTTTTCATCTTCTAAATGCTTTTCCCAAGCTTTACGTTCTTTAGCAATTCTTCCTTGAACGATTTTATCTAATTCTTCTTGGGTAAAAGTTTTTTTTTCTTGGCCACCTTCTCCACTATCTTGATTATCTTGGCCAGTTCCTTGATCATCATCATTTCCTGAACCATCTCCAGAATTATCATCAGCAAATAATTGAATATCTAAAGGAAACATAAATTTCTTTTTCATAAATACCTCCAGTTAAAGTCCGTAAGACTATCCCATCTTTTAATGTCGTAAGTTTTTGGACAATAAAAAAAGACAATTTCAAACTGTCTATTTATTAGGTTTATTTTCTTTTATTTCTTCTACAACTTTCGCATCCAACAACTCTTTTATGCGATTAGCATCATTGGCTTCAAATACATCACCAGCATACCTAACGACACCTGTATTTTTATCAATCATATTGCGAATAACTTTAAGTTTTGCCATATTTCTTCTTGTTCCTTTCTAATGATTTGGTTTTAGATTTTGGTGGTGGTACATAACAGTCATATTTTTCATAACGAATGCGGCCGCAAATCATGCACATATATTGAATTTTCTTAACCAAACAGCTTCTCTTTTTATCAAAGTATTGTTCCGTACGATACTCAAACTCTTGGTGATGATGTGGTCTTAATCCTTCCGCCATAAATAATCTCCTTTCTTTAAATTTGAGCAAAAGAAAAACCGACTATTTGTCGGCTTCATCTCTAAATGCATCTTCATAATTTAATTTTCCTGAATTTAAAACAAAGTCCCTATCTCGCTTCATTTCCTCTAATTCTTCTTGAGTTTCGACATGCTCACCAACAATAATCTGGTCAACATTCTCATATGTTTGATAAAACATGTAATTTACACCATCATTTAGCGTTGGGTACAATTCAGCTTCAATAGTTGCTAATGCCAAAGAAACTTGTAATGCAAACAAAGGGTCACCATCAAAAGAAGGACCTAAATCATTTAAATGGAACATACCAACTGATTGATCATTGCTATTAAGATACGTCAATTTCAAATCATGTTTAAGACTAGCATATTCATTTGACATTTTTATCACCCTTTTCTTTCTTAATGATTTTGTTTTTCATGTTATTTAACGATTCTTTTGTATAATTTCTATATACCCAAGAGTTATTATCTTTTCCTGATACAATGTTTATATTAATATTTGCATCTATAACTTCTTGTTTTCCTATAAGTTCATTATACACTGAATTACAACTAAAACACATATCTTTTTGAGATAGAATATAGATTTCTTGTTCTTTTAATTCACCTTTCAATACCTGATCATAAATATATTCAAAAAACTTGTATTCCGTATCATACTCTCTTGTATAATCATTTTCATGACCTTTATACGGAACAAGCTTAGTATGCGGATGTAATCTTTTAATTACTGGTGATGTTATTAATTTACTTTTATCACCTTTATAATTATTGAAAACATCATCATTTGTACTTGATATTCTACTAGATGCAATAAAAAAATCATCTCCAATTTTCATTGATGCAACATTTCCTTTGCTAGCTCTCGTTGTCATATATTTATCTTTTGCAACGAATGCCTCTTTATCAAGCTCTAAAATAGTTTTTGCATCAACAGTCCCATAATCGACTTTGTAACGATTAACCGTCCTATAATTATATTTTAGATCATTCCATTGTTCTACATTTTTGTATTTCAAATCTTGAAATTTAGATAGTGATGAAGGTATATTTTCTTTACCTAAAACATCCAAATATTTTTTATACTGTTTTCTATCATTCGATAAATTCTTTGTTTTCTTGATGAAAGTATCAACAGTATCTACACCATGTGTCTCTTGCTGCCTTTTTAACCACTGATCATAATTTTCTTTAACGTCAACAACTTCATCTCTACCAGTAACAGGATTGCGTTGTCTTTTCTTCATGGCATCAGTAACACCCTCAATATATGGAATCATATGAGAACGGCAATTAGGATGAAGTGGTGGAACATTAACACCAACTTGTGCCTTTGATGTTTCAACGATACTTCTATCATGTTGTTGACATATCTTTGATGTTCTACTGTCATGAACTGCAATAAACATTTGTTTGTCGATACCAGCATCTTCAAAAGCTAACTGATCAGCAAACGCTGACATTGCTGCACTTTCAGTTTGAATAAGCCTTCTTGCTTGATAAGCACCTACAGCAAACTTATTCATGATAGTATCAGCCATTTCCTTTTCGGTTTTATTGGTTAATACACCTAGCATCATTTCATCTTTCAATGAATCAGCTAATTCATTTGTATTGTTCCAAATTCTATCAGAATAGTTTTTGCCACTCCATTTAGATTTTAGTGTCTTATCAATCAAATTAGAATCTAAATTATCAAACTGATAAGCTATATTCATTCCTTGTTGTATGTTATAAACATCTTTGTAATAAGCATTAAAAGCACTGTTTATATAGCAATCAGTGCTCTTATCTTTTTCAATGTTATAAACTTCTTTCATCAGATTATCTAACTGACTTTGCATATTTTCAAGTCGTTTTATTCTATATTGATAAGCTGGAGCATCAAGTCTTTTTAATAATTCCTCTCTTTGCTGATTAGAGACGTTATTTTTCAACAACCTTTTTAATTCATTATAATCATGATCATTTACCATTGTTGAAAGTAATCTTTTCACTTCTATTTCTGATAATCCATAATTGCTTTTGTATTTTTCAAATATTCCTTCTATTTGATTTTGAGTATAAACACATGCCTTGCTGTATACGCTAGAAATATATTCACTGGATACTTGAGCATCATCTAATATATCAGCAAGTTTTTCTTCTTGACGTTTCTTCCAATATTTCTCATTTTTCATATCAGCCTAACCATTTAATTAGCTTTGCTAGAATTTTGTTTAAGATCTTTACTATTGGAAGCATCATCTTTTGTTTCATCATTACTTTCCTCATTTTGATTAAATGGATTATCATTTTGAGACTTAAACATTTCTTGTTGAAGTTTTACATTTTCTTCATTTTCTTGTTTAACTTTTTCTATCTCACTTGATGCATCTTCAACAAAAGGAAGTTGTTCAATCAATGTTTCAGTTGAAACTTTACCGCTTAAATTAGCAATCATTTGAGCAAGTTCATTTAAATTTTTAGGTAACTGACGAGTAAATGTAATTTTTACATCGTTAGGATTGACAGCAATAGCTTTAAGATTTAAGTAATTACAAAATAATTCAATTCTTCTTTTTAGACCTTTCTTGTAATACTTTTCTTTTTCACCTGTAATCATTTGTAAGCCAAGCAATTTGTATTCCATAGCCACTCCTGAACTGTTTCCTACAAAGTTTTCATCAGTAAGATTAGGAACATGAGAAAATGTGTAGATATCTTCTTTGATTGCTTTTCTTAATACTTCCATGCCATTTTCATCAAAGGTTCTAGAAATATATTCAGCTCTTGCATCTGCAGGAAGTTCCAACAACCCGTTTTCTTTTAAAATCTTCATGACTTCGCTTACTTCTTCATTATCATCACCCATTAAAGAACCATAAATAACAAGCAATGCTTCAACAAACTGTTCCTTATCGTTTACACGATCACTCGTTAATTTATTGTAAGCATCAATCAATGATATTTGCTGTTCAAAATCACCAATACATAATTTATTATTGCGATATTCAATGATAGGAACATTGCCGAAATAATGAGGTATAGGTTCATTGACCATTTGATGTTTTTGACTACTGCACTCAAGAATCATTGTATTGATATAGTTCTTTGTACAAACAGTAGCACGATAGCAATACTTACTTGTAATTGCATCTTTATAACGATAGTAATAAACACCGAATAAAAGATTTTGCTCAATCGTATCATCATATACAAGAAATGTGTGGTCAGCTTCTATATTTCTTAAGGCAATTTCAGTAGTATCTTGTTTGATGTAAACATACTCATAAGCAACACCACAAACACTCATATCATGCGCATTATCACTATCAACATCATCAACATCTGCTCTATCAAAAGCTTCCGTTAATTTATCTATGTTTTCTTGTCCTTCATCATCAAAAGTCGCATATGAAATAGGACTGTTCATGAAATAACCTGTTGCCGTATCGCTGATATCTTTAGCATGATTACACACAATACGGTTGTTTGCTGATGTCTTTAGTTTTTTTCTTCTATGTCTTATATCATGATTTCCTTCATAATATCTTTGATTCTTTTTTATTCTTCCAACCAATGTACGGTGTTTAGTAATCAGCTGTTCTATTTGAATCATATTCAACTGAGTTTCATCATAAGTTGTACTATCTATTGTGAACATGTACATACGGGTACCTCCTAATTTTCATATCTAGCACGGTTCTTGCCTGCTCTAGCTTTACTTTGGATAATGTCGGCTTCACAACCATATCGTGCAGCATCAATTGTATGGTTATTTTTATCAGGAAACTCACCTTTAAGATTTCCTTCTTTATCTTTTTCAATTTCATAATCATTAAACTCCCTTGAAGCATTTGGACAACGAATTGGATCTATAATAATTTGTTCTAAATCCTGTAACCATTTAATTCCATTTTCTACACTGTCCGGTCCTTTCTTTGCTCCAGTTACTTTTAATCCTAGTAACTTAAATTCATTGATAGTACGAGGCTCCGCGCTATCACATGTTACTAATTTATTTAATGGATTTAACCTCTTGATTTTCTTAACCGCTTTAGCATTAGAAAGACGAGTACCATATACTTCTCCAAAAATAAAAAGACGTCTTCGCGTCTTGTCATAATGCATTTTTAAATAAGCTAATGGATCTCCTGCATATCCAAAGTCCAAACCATTTTTTAATTTATCGAAAGTTTGTATTTCTTCACTTGTAATTTCTCTAATTGAAAGATTGGTGAACACTTCACCACCTGTACCAGTAACTTTACCTAAATAATCATGATTATACTTTTCAGGGTTAACTTTTTTCATGTGTTCAGCTTCAATTAGGAATTGCTCTCCAAGCCACTCTTGAGGGGCCTGAAGATAAGTTGTGTGTGAAACTAATGTATCAGGTCGTTTGATAAGAACTTGTTTATTACACCAATTCCTTTGTGATTCAGGAGGGTTGAATGAATAAAATACACAATATTCAGGACCACCTCGAAGTAAAGATTGATTGATGTTCGTGATCTTGTCATAGCTTTCAAATTCATCACATTCTTCATACCACACGTACTTGATATATCCTATAAAAACTTTTGTTGATTTAAGCTTTTTTGGATTATCAGCACCTTTAAAAATGATAACCTGACCAGTAGGTTTATACGTCATTTGAAGCTTAGAATCAGGAATATCCCAATCATCTTCAGCTTTCAACATGTAAATGGCCCATTTGATTTGCTCATAAACTGAACCTCTCAATGTGTCTTTTACACGTCTAATTACTACCGCATTGCTCATCAGTCCTTTTTGTGCATCTCTCATGATGCCTAAAGGAATTTCAGTACCAATACATGAAGATTTAAGAGAACCTCGGCCACCTTTTAACCAGTAATGCGTATAATCATTGTTTTTAATATGTTTATGTACATCATAGAATGCAGGACCAATAATAGATTTTAAACTAACCTTCATCTATATCATCTACAATCACCGTTTTACCATTTGATGTAATATCAACGTTGTCTTTAAACATACCAAAACGCTTACCAAGTAATTCAGCAGCTTTTAACCGTTCCTTTTCATCAGGCGGTTTAGCAATGACTTCTTGATAACCATCACCAGCTAGAGCAAGAACATTTGCTTTACTCGTTCCTCTCATGACAGATGTCAGATATTCCATAACTTCTTGGATATCTGCAGTATTTTCATTGTGTATCTCTTCCAGTCGCTTGTTGATGTATTCAGCAATATCTTTCTTTTTCAAAAGCTTATTTGCTCTAACACCTGCAGCGTTATCAGTTTTAATGTTTTTATATATTGCTCTATAGGCACGTGTGCCATTTAGATCCTTTAGATATTCATCACAAAACAGTTTTTGTTTTTCAGTCATAATAACACACCTCCTTTGTAAACTGTTGGTTGCAGGACTAGGATTCAAACCTAGAATACAAGCTTAAGAGACTTGCGTGATATCTTTTCACTATCCTGCCTTGTTTTAGGTAAAAGAAAAAGCAACCGAAGTTGCTAAATCAAAATTAATAATATAGTTGCTATAAGTAATATCATGCAAATTAAACCTGTTATTTCTATTACAATGTCTTTAATTACTATACTAGTAACATTAGTTACTTTATTCCTTTCGCATTCAAAATAACAATCCGTTATATTTTTTAGCTTTTCCTGCATATCTTTATCCATTTTGAAATTATTTATATTTTGATAGACATCATAAATATCTATTGTTAGTTTTTTTAAAACACCTTTAAATTTTTTTGGATCATAATATCTCATAACACTTTCGTTATTAGTTAAATAATCTTTAATCATTTTTGTTCCATGTTCTTCATTAAAATCTCCTTTTTCTCTGCAAATTCCAGTAACAACGTATGCAGAAAGTATTGGCTCCATATACCTTTCAATATCTTTCAAATTATCTCTATAATCAGAATATATCATGAAAACTCGGCTTACAATTATACCTGATATAATTCCACCTAATATACCAATTATCAAATTTAACATAAATTGTTCTATATCCATAACAACTGTTCCTCCTGAAAAAATCATACCATTTTTCAAATTAAAATACTGCACTAAAATGTATTTTTATTAGATAACAGTATAACAAACTAAAAAGCCCCTGAAACAAGAGCTTTTCAAAGTAATACATCTTTAGGGAAAAAAATCAATCGTGAATGAATCAATACAAAGTGTCGGCATCATGGATACCTCTTTCTTTTTAAATTCACATTACTATAATAACACATATTTTATGTTCATCACATATCATTACATATCATCTTTACTAGATTTCTAATCGTGTTTGAGAATTAACCAAATCTATCTTTAATTTCATGTTATTATCAGAAGTCCATGTTGTTAGATAGTTAACCGCATTCTCAAAGTCAGTTATCAAACAATCCCTATAGCTTGAAATATTGAAGTATTGCTTAAAATCTCTCCAAATAAAGCTAAAGAGTTGCTTTGAGAGTTCTTTGTATGCAGGAGTATCTTTACCACCTAACAAAGAAATGATTCTACTTTTGCAAATGCTTTGTAATTTTAATTGTTGTCCATGATCTATCGTTAAAGTATTTTCCAAACCATTAACTTTCACTTCCAACTTATCAACTCTTTGAGCTGTTTCTTCTTGAACTTTGACACTTAAAAGTAAAATTTCTCTATCAGTTTTTGGAATTTTTATTTGTTTTTCCATTTCTTCAAAACGATTAACATATTTAGCAGTAAAGATTACACCCTTTTCTCCAGTTAATTTGTTTGCTACCATTTCACAACCTTTCTTGGTTAATAAATAACAAGGTTGTTCTTTATTTTGATTATTTACATATGTGCTTGGTACAAAAAATTGATGACTGCTTAATTTTGAGCCGTCCAATATTTCAATATATTTTCTAATCTTTGATAATAAATTTTTATGTTCCATATCAAGCATTTCAGCAACTTCTCTACTGTCGATCGTTTCAATTGCTGATGTGTTCATTAATTGATTATCCATTGTAAGCACGACCTTTCTTTTGCGCTTTTACCCCTTGAGCATAACCCAAGACAAAAGAATCTAACATTGCATCAACTTTACTAATATTTTTTTCATAAAGTGTTCTAATATCTTTCATAGTCATATCATAATTAGGATTAATTTTCCCTCTTGTTTTATCAATTGTTTTTAATGTGTTTAATCTTCCCATTGTTTTTTACCTTCCTTTTCCTCTTTTGATTGAATTTCTAGGCAAACAATGTTAAAATACATTCGCCTAGATGGTTTAATAGAGAGTATTGTTTTAGCGGACAACTCTCTATTTTTTTGTTTCTAAATCTTTTTTAATCAACGTAGTTATATAGCCTTTTATTGTTTGACCATTTTCGGCTGCTCTAACTTTTATTTTCTTATGTAACTCTTCGTCAATCTGAAATAACAAATTTTTCATAAGTGCCCTCCTTTCGTTTACGTTTATTATTGTATATCTATAAATATAATTAGTCAATAATATTTAACGCTTTTTATTAACTTATATTTATTTTTATTAATAATCACTATATAATATAAGTGAAGGTGATAAATATGAACGAACAATTACTAGCAAAAAGATTAAAAGAACTTAGAGAATCTATGAATTTAACGCAAAGTCAATTTGGAGATTTAATAAATGTAGCACAAACCACGTTATCCTCATACGAAAATGGTTCAAAAACACCAAATATAGATACTTTGTACAATATCGCAATAAAATGTAACATTTCTATAGATTGGCTCTGTGGGCTTTCTAATATCCAAAAAACAAAAGATTTTACCTCATATTCCGATATTTTTAATTTAATAGTGAATATTTGTAAATCAATTCATATTGATATAGAAGAGTATCATTATTCACAAGATATTTATGATATGTCTTTATTGGCTAAAAATCCTATATTAAACGAATTTCTAATAAAATGGTCAAAGGTAAAATCAATTTACGACGACCAAACGATTGATGAAGAAACTTATGAAATCGTTGTTAAATCATTAATTGATAAATATACTACAGATACTTTAAGATATGATAATTGTGAATTAGATGATATAACATTTTAACTCCCGCTCAAATGAGTAGGAGCTTTTTTATATTTCAATCATTTCTAAGCCCTTTTCATAGTACCTATAGATTTGAGAATAGCTAAAACTCATATAATCAGGAATTTGAGATAAAGGAATGAATTCTAGGAAACGGTATTCTAACACAAATCTTGCTTTTTCATCTTTTATGCCTTTGATACATTCTTCAATACTCTTTAATTCTTTCTCTAATAGTGTATTTTCTTCGATATAGGAGCATAAAGACTTTTTAGGACTATTTATACTCGGTGTGTATTTTACCGCTTGTATGCCTTGTATTTGATTTTTTACAAATTCTAATCTTTCTTTTTTATCCTTGTAAGATTTTAAATACTCTATTTTTTCTTTAGAATTCATTTCTAAACCTCCTGCTTTTTATTTTTCTTAACTTTTCTTAATCATTCATTAAAACCTATTCCCAATATAATCAAGTAAGCTCGGCTGATCTTTACACATTCTCAAAGAACAACGCTTCTTGTCATGATTGAAATATTTACATGATGGACATTTCTTACGATCTACTGGCTTTGCAACATCTTCTTTTCTCATTTGGAATCACCCTCACTTACTGGACTATGTTCTAAATTCCACTCCCTTGGTGCTTTACTCATACATCTACAAACGGGATCAAGCTTACAATCTTTACACTCATCATGAGAATAACAGTAATTTTTAAGAGCTTGTAATGAAACGTAATCATCAATGTTAGTTGTTTTAATCATTCTAATTCCTCCAATCGAATGTATATACCTGGTATGTCCGCCCAGAACTTTTCAATCAGCTCACTGGCCACTCTTGAATCATTTACATAGAAACCTAACTTTTCCATGATATCCTTCAACGCTTTATTCAAATCATCCGTATCAGGCTTAGTATATTTATACTCCCCATCATGATGTTTACCGGTAGCTGGAAAACACCATCTTACGATTAATCTCAAAGGACCATCAAAAGGCTTATCAGGAATATGTGGTATCAAATGAGCTTTCAGCTTTTCTTTTGCGGTTTTAAGTTCTGGTGGATCATAAAACTTCTTTGTGCCCATGTTCACCTTATGCTGTTGAGCAGTTGTAGTAGGTGGAATCATAGGCATGAAAAATTCTATTTTTCCCATGAACAATATCCTTCTACACAAGTTTTATTATCACAAACATCACAGTTACTAAAGCTACCATCATGTTCTATGTAATCTATACCTTGCCATTTTCCAGTATCTCGATCATATTCAATAGCATGATTTTTAGAGCTTACATTCTGAACCAATTGAAACAACACATGTAAAGCTAATGGTTGTTTAATTAACCAATTTGCCACTTCACTTTTTTTCATGTCAAATTCTTCTCCAGGTAAAGTGTGGTAAAGTGGTGGCATCCTTTTTGCAATTTTTAAAAATTCTAATTCTACTTTTGTTAGATTTCTATTTTTGCTACCTTTTGTTTTTGGCATATCAGTTTTCCTCCTATCAGTTTCCTGCTCGTCATTGTTAGCGGGTTAGGAGTCGTCGTGCTGCACTTACGCACGACTACTTACCCCGCAATGACATACACGAGTTATTTTTAAGGTGTCACCTGTCACTAAATATATTATGATAATAATATATTTCACTGACACCCTCACTGACACCTATCAGTCAGTCAAATAACATGTTTTTTGACTGATATCTATCAGTGTCATTTTATGTTTTTTGACACCCTAATTTCGAATGACAACACCATTATCAATTGTAAAATCAGGATGCTCTTTTACGCGATTTTTTACCGCATTTTTACTTAATGTAAAGTATTCTTCAAGTGCTTTTACAGTTACTTCACCATCTACTTTCAAAGCTTCATACGCTATTTCTAAAGAATTCATTCTTTCCTTCTTTTTATCTTGAGGAGACTTTCTAGCTTCTTTTGCTTTTTTCCATTGAGGTTTGACATCATCAGGATCAATATCTTGAAGTGCTCCATCTTCATCCAATACATGTACTGGATATTCAAAATAAAGGTTAACTGGCGGAAACTTTGAGAACTCTCTCAATGTTCCTTCAATTCTCCATGCAGTAATTGATGTAGATTTTGAACGTGCTTCGTTAACAAGATTATCAAGTTCTTTGTAGTAGTCATGGCCAAGCTTACTTTTACAAAAATCAATCATGATAGTTTGTGATAAAACATCATCTTGAGATAGTTCATTTAAAAGTTCAGGTCTATGTTCTTTTAAGTAATCGACACAAACTCTACATGCACTCATATTTCTTAACTGTTTGTAATGTGATTCATTTAGTTCCAATTCAATTAAATCTAGCAATGCATCAGGATCACGTGCAAATACACCTGAACCACTAGCGCGGTCCATACTTCTTTTACCACCTTGAGAACCTTTCGAATGGTGATGGCAGTAGATTACTGATGTGCCTAACTCATTACAAATCTTGTCAAACTGGTTACAGAAATTAGCCATTTGGTCGGCACTGTTTTCATCTCCAGTAATAACTTTGTAAATTGGATCTATGACTACTGCTATATAATCCTTTTTAGAAGCTCTTCTAATCAATTTAGGAGCAAGTTTATCCATAGGAATAGATTTACCCCTTAAATTCCAAATATCGATATTAGACAAGGAATTAGGCTTAATGCCAAGTGCTTTATAAACATCCTTGAATCTATGCAAGCATGATGGTCTATCCAACTCCAAATTGACATACAATATTCTTCCTCGAGCACACTGCCATCCAAACCATTTTGTTCCTTCAGCAATCGCGATACACATCTCAATCAATGCAAATGACTTACCTGCTTTACTAGGTCCAGCAATAAGCATCTTGTGTCCTTGTCTTAGAATTCCTTCTATTAATGGTGGTGCAAGTTGAGGCATATCGTCCCAAAATTCACTCAATGATTCAGGATCAGGTAAATCATCATTGATGCTTTCAATCCATTCATACCACTCTTCCCAGGAACTTTTACCAATGTTGGTATCAACAAGAAATTGTTTTCTTCCTTTTCTTGTAATTCCTGGCATTCTTGAAAGTCTCGAAGGATTTCTATTTTGAGTATCAACATCTAGTCCATTCTTTTTACAAATGTTATAGAGATAGTCAACACGCTTACGATATTCTTTCATATCTGCAGCTTCTATTTTTACAATCGCATGTAGGCTTTTGCCACCTGAATGAACTAAACAAGCTATTGGAAGTTCTAATTCTCTCAATACTGCATTTTGTTCTTCGATTGCCATTGAATCGCTTTCTACAAGAGCATATTTAAAATCGGTCACATTTTGGTTCTTACAGCCTTTTCCATCCAACGGGTTAAATCGTATCCATGCACCTGCTTCTTCGTTGTAGTCGCCTAAAACTGCACCTATATCGCCTTTGCAATTATTCAACTGTTGTATAAGTTTTCCTGCAGTTCTATCCCAGCACCCTTGTGTTGGCAGATGTTTTTCATCTTTAAGCCATGTTTTAGTTACATATCCTACATTTTCAGTAGAATCAAAAAGCGTTTCCAGATAAGTAATCAATTCAGCTACTGGATTCCAGTTAAGAGGCTCTTTAACCTCTTTCCCTTCAATCCAATTCTTATCAACTATGACCTGTTCATCTTTATCAATAACATCATTCCAATCAAGTTCATGCCCACTTTCTTTTATTGGTGGAACCCACCCCTGATTTTTAGCATACTGAACAATAGTTCCGCCTGTTACACCTGAACCAGTAAAAGACTCCCATTTTCTATAGCATTCATTTTTATGATATCTTTTAGAATCACGTTGACTCCAGTAGTCCCAGTCATTTGCTGTATAACCTTCATATTTGAGTGCCATTCCAACATTGCACCATTCCTGATAGTCAAGCAAAGAAGGATCTATATTATTCAGTATTTCTAATAAATCAGTTGTATACTCCATTGTTAATCTCCTTCTTTATAAGTTGCTGGATCTATTCCATTAGGAACTCTCCACCCTGAAGCAGCTATTCTATTGATTAATTTTCTAGCTGATTCAAATGACCATGTGCCTACTTGTTTAAATCCTTTATTTTCAAGAAGTCTTATTTGTTTAGGTGTTGCTAAACCTTCTTCTTGTCTTTTATGTAATCTATCAAGTAGCAATGTTGCTTTTCCTGCATTATCCACACTATCAGGATAGATTCCATATTTTTCTAATGCTTTAATTTGTTTTTCACTTGCTGGTGCCATTTCCCAACCAAATGTAGGAACGTAACTTTGTAGGTCTTGGTCCATAATACTCATTTCAAATTGCAATGGATCAACAAGTTTTCTTTTTCTTTTACGCATTTCAGCAAGCTGTTTAGCAAGTGATTCTTCTCTTTGAGCGACAACATCACTTACAGCTTGTTCTTCAGCTTCTTCTATATCTATGGCTTCAAGTACATCTTCAGGAAGTGCTGAACTTGCCATTGTTTCTAAATTTTGTGTCATTTTCTTGGCCACTTCCTCGTTTTCGCAAATCAAGTTGGCTGGATGACATAATTCATGACGTTCCGTATGCCACAAGAAATCTAGTAGTAATAGGTGGTCCTTGCCTTTGCATAGACGAGTACCACGACCGACCATTTGTGAATAAAGACTTCTCACTTTCGTTGGTCGCAAAACGATAATGCAATCTACTGATGGACAATCCCATCCTTCAGTTAGAAGCATTGAATTACATAAAACATTATATTTATCATTTTCAAAATCTTTTAATACTTCTGCACGATCTTTACTGTCTCCATTGACTTCTGCAGCCTTAAAACCATTAGCATTTAAAATATCTCTAAACTTTTGAGAGGTTTTTACTAAAGGCAAGAAAACAACTGTCTTTCTATCTTTACAATACTTTTTCATTTCTTGAGCTATCTGTTCAAGGTATGGATCTAATGCAGTCCCTATATCACTTACCTTGAAGTCACCAGACTGAACTCCGACCCCGGACAAATCCATCTTTAGCGGTAACGTAAGTGCCTTTATAGGTGTTAGATAACCTTCTTTGATAGCTTTTGGCAATGTGTACTGATAAGCTAGACTTTCAAAGTAGCTTCCTAAATTTTTCATATCTCCTCTATCAGGTGTAGCAGTTACACCTAAAACTTTAGCTGTATCAAAATATTCTAAAACTTTTTGATAGCCACTGCTCAAACAATGATGCGCTTCATCAATAATAATCGTGTCAAAATAATCTTTAGAAAACTGTTCTAAACGTTTTTCTCTTTGCAACGTTTGAACGGAACCGACAACGATCCTGAACCAGCTTCCTAGGCAAGTCTCACTTGCTTTTTCAACAGCACATTTAAGACCTGTAGATTTAGCAATCTTATCATTTGCCTGATCTAACAGTTCTCCTCTATGTGCCATAATAAGAACTCTATCCCCTGATTTAACACAGTCTTTAGCAACTTCCGCAAAGACTATCGTTTTTCCACATCCAGTAGGCAAAACCAAGAGAGTCTTTTGGACTCCCTTTTTCCATTCTTCAAATATCGAATCGTGTGCCTCTTTTTGGTATGGTCTTAATTCCATTAGAATTGTCCTGCACTAAAAGTTGGTTTTTGAGGTGCTTCATCTTTTGGATAGAATTTTTTGATGTCATTGTATTCATTTCCGTTATAAGTTCTTGTACCGATTTTACATCTTCCAGTTGACCCAGGAACTGATGGCCAGTTCATTCTTAATGGTTCACCTTTTTTCTTTTGGCCGATTCCTCTAAAGAAAGCACTCAATAAACCTTCCACTTTTGAATGAAGGAATAATTTATGTTTAATAATTACTTCTTGCCCATTGTAATCAATAGCAATGTCTACAGTTACTTGATTACAAGCAGGCATTTTTTCTGAACCATTAAATCTTGTTCTTTCCATTCCTTTGACTACAAAATCATAATCATCAGGTGGTAAAATGATAAACTCACCATCATTTTCAATTACATCATTCCATCCTAATTCATGTCCGTTATCAATTCCTCTGTTATCCATTTATATTTCCTCCTAAAATTCTCTTACATTTGTATTAATAAATTCTAAAATTTGTGGCCATGCTCCTATCAATACTCCATTAATAAAGTTTGGATCATAATTTTCAACAGGTGTATCTTCAGGATAATAGCCTTTCATGCTCACTGCTTTTCTGATTTCTTTTTCAGTTACTAAAGCTTGATTCATTAAATCTTTCAATGCTGTTGGCAATTTACTTTCAACTGCTTGTTGTACTACATTTCCATTTTCAGTTGGCACCGCTTCTTGAATACCACCTTGTTGCAATTCTTTTGCAACTTTGATTTCTTCAACTACTGGTTGTTGTTGAGGAACTGTATTTGTAACGGGTGGAACAGTTACAGCTGGTGTTACATTTGCATTTGTTTGATTATTGAATAAATGAGCAATTGCTGAATAATCAAGTGGCAATTCTTCAGGTAGATCATCTCTATTTTTTGCGTCCCAACACGGATGATGTGTAGTGTACATAACACGTTGACCGCCTTGAGCTTTATGCTTTTTACCTTTATCATCAACTGCCACACTGAATGTTTTGTAGTTGGCAAACAAAACCATATCAGCCCACTCTTTAGTAATTGGAGCAGTTTGTGCTGTTGTCTTTTTACCTAGCTTCAACTCATAACGATCATAAGCTCCCATTTCATTAGGCTGTTCAAATTTACGAATAATTGCATGTGCTGTTAGAACAACATTGATATTGGCCACATCTACCACATCTTGGAGAAGATTTAGAAATCTTCCCCATTCTTCCGCAACATATGTATAGCCAGTACCATATCCAAATTCTTCTACTCCTGATTTACCATGTCTTGAGCAGATAGCTTCTGTACATAATCTTTCGGCCCAGTCAGCTGTGTCAATAACAAGTGTTTTACATGGACGATTGTTAATAACTGATTTAACTTCATCAATTAACATTTGCCAGCTTGTTGGCTTAGGTAATCTTCTTACATTGTATTTTTTAGTAGAACCTTCAGTATCAATAAATACTGGATCAGGAAATTTTGATGCAAATTTTGTTTTTCCAATACCTTCAGGTCCATAGAAAACAACTTTTTGAGCACCATTGACTACTCCTTCAGTAATTTCAAAATTCATTAGAATTCACCTGCTTTCCATTGTGGTTTGTTTTCTACTGCTGATTGAACATCTTCTTTAACATATCCATCTTCGATAATAACTGAACATTCATCACCAGTAGAAACTCTTGTAGCAATAGCTTGCAATCCTTCTTGTTCAAGCCATGCATTGAACTCTGTTAAAGTTTTTAGATCCATTTGTTCTAGCTTGTCTAATAAGACAAAACCGCAATCAGGATTTAATTTACGAACAATAGCAGTAGAAACTCTTAATTGGTCACTGCCACTCATACTGTCCCATTTTTTACCTTTATAAGTTAATTCATTAGCATCAATACTTAATTCAGGTAGTGGTAAATCAGCATTGTTCAATAGATCATATTTTTGTTTACGAACCTCATCTATTTGAAGTGATAAATTATTATATTGAGCTTTGTAACCTTTAGCTTCTTCTTCAGCTTTTTCTTTATCTAGATTAGCTCTAACTTTGCGATTGACTTCTTCAATTTCGGCCAAGTTCTTTTCTAATTCATCAGTTGATTGGTCTTGTAAATCCAATGCATCTGTCTTGGCCATGCTTAAATCGTAAGTTGCCTTATTCAACTCTTCATTTTTTTGTTGAAGCATTTGTTCAAGACGAGCTACTTCATCAGTTAATGTCTTAACTTGATACTCATATTGAGTAACCTTTTCTCTTTTTCTTTGGTTCTCACCATTTTTGGCAAGAATAGCTTGTTGCTGATTAATAAATTCTTGAGGACTGATTATGTCTGCAGGAACTCCTTCATAAAACAATTGTTCTTTAGCAAATTTTGCTTTTTGGTCAGCAATACGTCCTACAGTTAATCTTTCTTGATAAAGCTCATTTTCTTTGTGATTAAATACAGCCAATTGATCTCCAACACCAATGATATTTAGCAATACATTTGCCTTTTCTTTATTGGATTTATTCATAAATGCAGGCAAATTAAGTGCTAACTGTTCAATGAATGAATCCAATAATGTTTGGCCAGCTTTTTTACCTGATGGATCAGTAACTTTTAAGGAACTGTTCTTTCCTTTTCTTTCAACAATGATTCCATTGCTTAAAGTAACTTTTAATAAAGGCGGAATTGTTGAACCTTCCCTTACAGCATTGCTAGGTTTATTTCTATCTCCACCTAATGCCCATGCAATACTGTCAAGTACCGAAGTTTTACCTTGATTGTTATCCCCACCAATGATTGTTAGACCATTTTGTGTTGGGTCTATCTTGACTGCTTTGATTCTTTTAACGTTTTCTAACTCTAATGCATTAATCTTCACTGACATCTTTACTTTCCCCTTTGTTCATTTCTTCAATTTTATTTTCAATAAGCTCTTTTAATGTATTCGTACATTTTTCGAACTCATTTACTGCCGATTTATAAATATCCTTTACTTTCTTTTCTGAAATACCGTATGCTTCACTTAAGAAATCACTTCCGCTACTTCCTAATCCTGCATTCATTTCAAGGGCAAGATTGTCATCTTCATCATAGTAAACTGTAGATAGCAATCTGATAATGTTCAATTCAGGCTTTTCTTTAGGCCCAAAAATTAAATCCTTTCCACTGATTTTTGCTACTTCAATATCTTTTGCACCCGCATCTTTAGCAGCTTGAATAATACTTTCTAGAAACTTATTCATTTTTATTTCTCCCTCTTGATGTATATTTCTTTGTACTTGACACCAAAGCTGTTACTTTGATGTTCCACCCATACGTCAATGACATTATTTTTAACTGCTCCTCCACAATCTTCAGCCACGTAAATTTGGCCATCAATCATGATTTCACTTCCATATGGGATTATTTTAGGGTCTACAGCGATTGTATGATTGACTTGAGCTCTAACTCCTGTAGCGGTTAGATCTCCATACTCATCTTCTCCGTACCAATATGCGGTAATTCTAAAGACCCCTAGAGCTTTTCATTTAGAAAGCTCTTCAACTTCTTTTTGTAGTTGGTCCTTTTCAACTGCAATACACTCGTACATTACTTTGTACTTTGTATATTCTTGAAGCTGACCTTGCATATCATTGAGTTCATTCTTGTACAAATCAATTTGTTTACTTTGTTCTTCATACTTTGCTTCTACTGATTTAGCTTGAGCATAACCAGTTCCTGCAAAGATTAAACTTGCTACACAAGCACCAAACAATGTAACCTGTGCTTTTTGAGTTAATCTCATATTGCAAATCCTCCTGAATTTATTTATAATTTGGTTGGTTATGTTGTGTGTCCTTATAAAGGGCACTTTTTTCATTTAAAGAATTAAGTAATGCAATAATCAACTCTTCGCTAGGACTTTTATTGAAATGATTCATATAATCCTCAAATGCTTTTCTAGGAATATGTATATTTCTTCTCTTCCCTGAAGCATCAACACTTCCAGGAAATGTACCTTGTTGGATAGCATTGATTATGAACTCCCTGCTTTTGTGAGTTATCTTCATTACTTCTTCAATTGAAATATTGAATTCATCATTCATGATCATCACCCCTTGTAATAACAATGTAGTATTCTTCACATTCTAGAAGTCCTTTGCCTACTGTCTTTGTAAAGAGCTTTGCTTTTAGAACAGTATCTTTAAATGATGTTTGATTCATTTCATTGATAATACGTTTAGCGTACTCACTATCACCATACCAAGGAATTTTTACAGGCTTTCCCATATTTCTTCACCTCCTTTCAAAGTAATGTTCTAACTAAAATAGCTAAACAATCAGCAACAAAACAACATGCAACGATAATCGTTACTAATCCTCTTGTTGATAGTTTCATGTTTTTGTACCTTCCCTTCTTTTTTGAACTAAACGATTTGCTAATTCATACCAGCTTTTTCTATACCAGTTACGATCTCTTGCTAAACAGATACAACCTATAACAAGTAAGAAATTAACTAGTATTGAAATACTTAATATCCATTCCATAAATTTTCTCCCTTCTACTACTGACCATCAAGGAACCAACCTCTATTACAAAATGAAAACTTCACGTATTGTATTAAAAAAAGAAATTTGTTATTAATTTGGTGTTTCTATGATCATCAACTTTAGGAATCTAATAAAATAGGCTTTGCTAGAGATTGGCTCCTTGATGATCAGTAATTTATTTAATTGTTTTTTATTTTCATCTCTTTCTTTATAATTAAGTTATCGGTACGGCAATATCGAAATTTAATTAAAAAGTGAGGTGAAAATAATGAAATTTAACATCCCGAAGGTTGATATTCCAAAACTTGATGTTCCAAACTTTGATAGTTTTCGCTCAACCCCATCAATAGAAATGCCAAAACTTCCTGAAACGAAACCAGCAACTATTGTTCCTAATCAAGAAAAGCAAATAAAATTAATGACTGATATGGTTAATAAGCAATCAGAAATGATTAACCAGCAAACCGAATTAATTAAAAAACAAAACGAATTAATTGCTCTAATACGTGAAGAAGCAATTTCATCATCAAAGCAATCTAGATTAGCAATGTGTTTAACTCTTATTGGTCTAATTACAGGTTTTATCCAAATCATCCCCACATTAGCCTCATGGATAAAAGGATTGCTGTTACTGCTAGAAACGATATCGAAATAGAATTATTTTTAATTGACTTTTCATTAGCGATAACTGTTAACTGTAACTTTGCAATATCTTTCTCAAGTTCTTGAACCCTATTTCCAAGAGCTTTTATTTTTTCTTCCATCCTATGCCCTCCTATTTTTTAAAAATTGCACTGTGTCTTTTAGGACACTTTATCATCAAAAAAAATATATAATATTTCAGCTTTAGACAATTGCAAAATAGAAATCAAAACTTTAAGTTCACTTTGAGAAAATTGTGTCTTACCAGATAGCTTTCTTTGCATAGCACTTCTACTAATTCCTAGCTCAAAAGCTAACTCTTTATTTGATTTATTTTTTTCAATCATCTTTTGCCTTAATGCTATCAAGTTCATTCCACCACTCCTTTCGTGTCATTTAGGACACTTATATATTACCACATTACAATAATTTGTAAAGCACTTTATGACACTTTTTATCCTTTTTGTATTTCAATGTTGCAAAAAAGACACATAAGTATTAATATAATTATAGATAATAAGGAAGTGATAAATAATGAATGTTGGTAATTTAATAAAAAATAAACGAAAAGAACTTAATTTAACTCTTGAAGATTTAGGAAATCTTGTTGGTGTTGGAAAAAGTACAGTTAGAAAATGGGAAAATGGAATGATTGAAAATATGGGTAGAGATAAAATTGCCTTACTTTCCAAAGCTTTAAATATTAGTCCTTTAACTCTATTAGATTTGGATGAAGATATGTATAAATCTGCTAATGTTGATTTTACACGTGTTCCCCTCTACGAAGCTATCTGTTGTGGAAATGGCGGATTTGTAGATGAAAATATCATTGATATGATACCTGTACCTAGTAAAGGATTAAATCCTCGTTCTGAATACTTTGCCCAATATGCTAAAGGAGAAAGTATGAAAGATGCTGGTATTAATGATGGGGATCTATTAATCTTTGAGAGAACAAGTCAAGTTGATGATGGAGTTATTGGATGTTTTTGTGATGAAGATAATGTGGCCACATGTAAAAAGTACAAAGAACTTAATGGAATCATTATGTTGCAACCAATGAATAGTGAGTTTGAACCTATAGTAGTTGACCCATTAAAAGACAATTTTATGTGTCTTGGTAAATTAAAGAAAGTTATTAAAGATTTTAATTGGGAGGATTAAGATATGACAAGAACAAATCACGGAGAAATAGCAATCAGATTATATGAAAAATATTCAGATGAAATAATTGATTTACTTGTGTATAAAGGAATACTTTTTGAATTTGAATGTGGATTTGGAAGCCCAACGATTGAAAAAGGATATAGTACTTTAAATGATCTTTTAAATAATGATGGCTATGATGTTGAGTTACGTAGTGGTTGCTATTATCCTGATCCAAATTCAGGTGATACATTATATTATATTTTTAATAAAAATATTTTCGATTACGATGAAGCTTTCAAAATAGCTGAAAAAAAATATTTAGAAATTAATAAAGATTTTTTATAAGAAATCAGGAGGACTAATAAAATGGGATTATTTGACAAAGAAAAATTAAATAAGTTAGCTGATAAAGCAAAAAGTGCAGTTAAAGAAGGCATTGAAGAAGCTAAAGCAGAACAAGAAAAAAGAAAAGAGTTAGGATTGCTTAATGATGTTACTCTTAAACTTGACTATAAAGGTGGGCACCCTGCTTTAACGAAAGAAAAAGAATGCTCATTAAAAATTACTAATTATGATCTTACAATATCATATGGTCTTAGTTCAGCAACAGTTGATTATTCAAATGTAACTGGTATTAATTTTGAAACAGCTGAACAAATCAGTAGAAGAATTACAGCTACAAGATTATTAACATTAGGTGTATTTGCATTTGCTTTTAAAAAAAAGAAAAAAGATACTGAAAAATATTTAACAGTAGAGTTCAATGAAAATGGAATAGATAGTGCTGTTTTATTCGGTGGAAAGAAAGCACAAGAAGCTTATTCTAAATTATATGAACGATATTCAAATTTCAAAAATAGAATTGAGCCACAAGAAAATAATGAATCCAACAATGACTCTTATGAAGAATTAAAAAAATTAAAAGAATTATTAGACATGGGTATTATTACTCAAGAAGAATTTGATCTAAAGAAAAAAGATCTATTAGATTTATAGAATTACCAGCAAAGGAGAGTGGTAATATGTGGCCTTATGTTATATTTATACTAATATTAGTAAGTATTCCATTGATAATTTATCTTGTTACTAAAAAAACATATCCAGCAATTATCTTTTTAATAGTCATCATATCATTTATTGGTGTTTATCTTTCTATGCAAATAGTATTAGATTTAGGTATTGACTCGTATAAATATTGTCTTAATAATGATATGTCTATAGATTTTAAAGATGTATTATCTTCTACAATTGCGGCATTAGGTTTATTCGGAACATTGTTATCTTTTATAGGTACAACTGTATTTAAGCAATCACAAAATAACAAATCGCAAATTAAAAGTTCAAATAATAACAGCATAATAAAAGATGACAAAGAATTGATTAATGATTCTCAATCACAAATCATTAATTTAAAACAACAAAATAATGTTTCAAGTACACATCCAAATGAAAATAAAAAAGGAGAAAATAAAATGTCAATTGAAAAATACATAAGCAATAGAGTTGATGACCAAATAAAATATTACGACTCAAAATCCGTCGAATATAAAAAGAAACATGAGAATATTTCTCTTGCAACAATTATTATTTCGGCTTTAATTGCCCTTGTACCTGCTTTTATAGATATATTGCCCAATTTTAAAGAAGTAATTTCATTTATATCTGCTTTTCTTGCTGCAGTTATAACAGTACTTCAAGCAATTGATAAACTAAAAAAATATAACGATTTATTTTATCAATTTAGAATAACTTGTGAAAAATTAAAACAAGAAAAAGAACTTTATTTACATCAATCAGGCGAATATAAAAGAACTGATGAAATGACAAATGAGCAATTATTCGTTGAAAGATGTGAAAGCATTATGGCAACCGAAAACGGCACATGGGCTCAATTAAACGAAAAAAAGCAAACTAATTAGTCTGCTTTCGAATAAGTATTTTTAAAAATATCAGGTTTACAAGGATAAAACTCTCCTTTTATTCCTTTGATTATATAGTCACCAATATCAGCAATATGATTACCTTCTAAGGTTTGAATGATTAAATAAGTTTGTTTTGGAACACAACATGATCCACAAAAAGAAATAATTTCATTTGTGTTATCTCCGTTCCATTGAACAGCTTCAATAGTTACTGGTTTCTTAGTATATTTATTAATCATATTATCAATTCCTTTCAAGGTTAATTATAACAAATTCATTAAAGAAAGGAAGTGAAAAAGATGCCTGCACTTAGAGATTATCACATTTTAATTAGCCATTCATGGACTTATAGTGGACATTATGACAAAATAGAAGGTTGGTTAAATAGTGCCAATAATTTTACATGGTCCAATTATTCCGTTTGTTGTAACAATCCTTTAGATACAAAAACTGATACGGAACTCAAACAAGCTTTAACTAACAGAATAGCTAGTTGCAGTTGTATCGTTGTTGTATCTGGAATGTACGCCAATTATAGTAAATGGATTGATTACGAAATTAATGAAGCTATTCGTTTTGGAAAACCAATCATTGGTTTAAGACCATGGGGACAAGAAAGAGTTCCTTCTAAAATCTTTAACAATGCTGCCATAATGGTTAGATGGAATAGAGATAGTCTAATTTCAGCTATTAGACAACATGCACTTTAAAACAAAAACTCCCCTGCTACCAACAGGAGAGTAATTATGATCATCAAGCTCTCACCCAAGATGACCATTAGTAGGAAAAAAGAAAGGATTTCCTACCACGTACATACTCATATGTAAAAAGATTTCTCAAGTCCTTTTACGTACTCAATTTTACCACATAGAGCACGTTCAAGGCAAATTAAA